GTTTTTTTTTTTTTTTTGTTGGGAAAGGTTTTCGGAAAAACCCAACATTGGGGTATATGTGATAACTTCATGTAATGCCCAAATCAACAGCTATGAGAGCAGAACACGTGTCACCTCGTACACTGGGTGGAATATAACCTAGCTTCGTGTATACTTTACCATGCGGACCTTGGATTGTATACCCTTCCAAAAAGTCCATACAAGTACTAGCCATTTGCACATACAATGCGCAAACATCTTCAAAACGTGAAGCATATATTTCATCGGTGTAATGACACATGTCTCCCACAGATATCGGTACAGTTTCTTCGATAATTTTGTTGATCCCACTTGCGCCCCCCATCTCTTTCAATTTTGTTGTGCGTTCATCGAGATAGGGATCTTTACTCATAAAACCAGAATACTTCAATAAGATATCACGTATCAAGGGCACGTGTCGATGTTCATACGCAGCCGATAAATATTTTCCGGCCATGTAATCTCGATCATTAATTTTCGCGTTTTTATTCGCGCGAACATTAAGTTTTGCCAACACGCGCCCAAACTGGGGTATGCAATGACCGCCATTTGCATCTGTCAAGAACCGTTTCCTATAAAAAGTACCCCCAATCCGAGAAGTCGGAACAGTTACCTCAGCTATCATTCCAACTTTACTAGCATTTCTGGGAATACTTTCGATACAACGACGTGCATCTTCAGTTCTCAATATCAACAAGTGATCATCACCTCCATGCACATTCAATGATTCGCTCACTCCAGCATCATCCAATGCCCCCAATCCATTGCAGGTACCCACATATGTATTACCAGTGGTGGTCGTAGTTTCACCTGACCACCTCTGATTATTCTCGATTCTGGCTGCAACACCATACCGAGTCCAGATATCCACTGATGTATTCCGAGCAAATTCACGCACAAACCAATCAGGTGCACCCAATTTCTTATAGAACATTGCCTCATATTTGCGCATTGCTCCATTCTGCGTTGCATCATTGCTTTTCATGTCTGATTCCACACTTATTCCGGGAAACATATCTATCGTCTCAGCTATTTTTTCCATAGCCACCCCACAACCGTAAATAACTACGTTACCTACATTCAAAGGGTTATCCATGGAAAAAACCTGCTTCATACGTTCAGACAGAATGTTTGTGACACACCCAAATAACAAGTTATACATCGCAGTACCCTGATATATAACTCTAGGGGGGGACCCATGAGGTTTAATCAAAACTTCATTCTTTGCAAATACATGTTTTCTTTCCCCATCACTATAAAGATATCCTGTTTCCAAACAGGCTACCAACTCCTTCTTTTTCTCTGGAGAACAATAGTCCTCCAAAAATCTTTCCATATCTTCAGGCCCTATTTTAATAGGATCCAAGGGCCTAAATTTATCCATGAGGAGTTGATGCCCACGTTTAAACGTCTCCTCATCAAAGGGGAGAGGCTTAAAGTCACATCGTTTCTTTATAGCTTGTACCGTGGCAGCAGCAGTATTTTCCACAGCACAAATGGGAACTTCACCGATCAATGCCCCTTTTGGAACTTCTAGTTGGCCTAGATTTTCTATTTTATCTCTTGTGACATTGATCTTTGTACTTATATTTGAAAAGTGAACTTCCGTTGAGTAGCGAGTAAAGGCATTATCCAATGCCCCTTCACCACCCCAATCATCCGGGGCAATCCCCGAACGAGGCTTTTCCTTAGCAATGATGGTCCTCTTACCACCATGCGACGTTGCGGTTTTTATATACGGTGTATCCGAC